TTAAAGCACCATAAAGTAAGGCAACTTCAGCGTTTTCACTAAGCCACGTTGTTCCAGAATCTGCTCCCGCAGTTAAACTGGCGGGTCTGTAATAATAGTGTAACTCCGATTCATAACTTGTGGATGCCGTAGGCGCTAAAATAAGATTTTCAATGTCAAACAATGCGTAATATCTGGGAACCCCTGTTGTTGCGGGGTTTGGGTTAAACGACTGTAAAAAGTTAACGTCTTTGAATTCTAAAAATATTTTTTCATTGTTGTTTGTTACAGCAAAAGAAAAAGGCGCAAGAAAATCTGCTGGAAGATTAAGATACAAGCTGTCAGAAGCAATGGTCCCAGTAACATTTTTGCGAAATAAAGTTAATTGGACGTTTTTAAGAATGCGCTCTTCGGCTTGTCTTATGAAAACAGGCAAATTATTAACAAAGCTGGTTTCTTCGTTTTCGGTGTAATCTTGCAAGGCAGTTTTAAGCTGCGTGTAAGTAAAACTCATGTAGTCACCGTTACTTGTCCAACAAACCCTATTCCTCTAAACGGTTTAGGAGCCATGTCTTCTACATTAGGTATGCCCACATAAACTTTCATAGGCTCCACACGATCTGGCCGTGCATCGCGCAAAGCTTGTGGATCTACATCAGAGCGAAATGGCCCTAATTGGGGCTGTTTTGGTTCATATTCATCTCTGCCAACCAACATGCCGTTCCACTCTTTACGCATATCTCTGTACTTATAACGAAACCCGGAGCGGTCTGATATAGCGTAAGCGTGTTTCCCTGAAGCATACTTTGCCATTTTAAGTCCTAAAATACATATAATTTGGCGTTATGTTAAAAGAAGCTCTATCTCTGTCTTCATTTGCAGCCCTATCAAACTCTTCTTCATAAATAGTTTTTAGCAACTGTGTCTTCTGAGGAGCTTTCTTTACGGATATATAGTAAGCCAGCCCTGCGGCAAGACAAGGGAAAAACCTAAAGGGAAGCTCTACGGTGTTTGTGTATGCGCCCGCGTCATCTATTCGGGTTAAAGCATCGTATATAATCACATCCGTGCTGTTTTCTGGCGTAGGCCAAACATTCAAAACCGGGGTGATTTGTCTATCAAGGAAGAACTGATTAGGCCGCGCTTCTGTCGTTTTATTAGGTATGTTTAAAAACTCACTACGACTTAATCTTTCCGCAGAAATATCCGTATTGTCGCGCCTTACCACTACGGACAGAATATCAATTATATCAGTGCCTAGATTATAAGCAGCAGTACCTGCGGTTACTGTTTGTGTGCGTTGAGCAATAGTCCACTGGTTTAACCCTCTATTAGCCCAATCTGCAAAAAGAATATTCAAAGACCTTCTGGCGGACTTGAGGTCATAGCCCGTTCTAGCTTCTAAGCCGCAACGCTCAAAAGCTTCTTCAATGTAATCGTTTACATCAAGTTCAAAAGTTGTGGTCCCAGACGTAGCCATTTCCGCATCCTATGAGTCTTCCGCCTCATTATCGTGATAAAGGTTGTCAAATACAATGGATGGGTCCATATAGCTTTCATGTCCCTCTGCGGAATGAATAGTCTGACTAGGACGAAAATCCGGTGCGCCCTCTCCAGTAGCCCATAAAGCAGGGCTTGTAGCCCTTACTCGATTATTTGGCAACGCCACCATATTACCGTACCAAGCGCCCGGCTCTGTAATATACATGACATGACTTTGTTTATGTTGGGCAGGATCATCCGCAATATCATGGTCCGTGTAATCAACGGTAAACATGTATCGAGCAGAGTAAAATTCATGGTCGATCTTTGCTACCCACGGGCTACTACTAACACGATTCATCACGACTACGCCATGATTCCTCGATTCGCAATCCCACGGTTGTGCTAAATGATCTATCATTCTTTCGGGCCACTCATCCATCACTATATCGGCAACAAGTGCCTGTATGGGCATTCTTGCCCACATCGCCCCACCGTGTAGGTTTGGTTCATCTTCATCCGGATCTACTTCACATCCGGTAAAAACAACCTGAAAACTTAAACTTCTATCGGGTATCGTGTTTACAGCAATCGCCATTGCATGGAGATAATCTCCATGATGTCGCATGTGGTTACACGTAAACTCTCTTCGGACCCAACAGTTAAAATGAGGTATATTGCTTATCAAATACGCCATTTTAAGCGGTTTTGGTCACTTTATACCCTTTACCTTTTAGGAACTGTCTTGCTTTAGCTACCGTCATTGCGCCACCGTTAGACCCATTTTTGGTCTTTTTAACAGCCCCGCCTTTCCGCATACCTTTAGGATAAGAAGCCCCACCTTTTCTCATCATCTTAGGTGCGCCACCTTTTCTCATCATCTTAGGCTTTCTTCCTGCCATTTTTTCACCTCACACTCTTGAAACTGAACCTGTAGTTACTTTTTTACGGGCGGGCATAATTGCTCCACAACCTCTTGCAACCAAGCCGCCCGTCTTCATGTTCTTAACTTTTGCCGCTTTTGTATTAGAAACTACTTTTTTCTTCGATTTCTTCTTCTTTTTAGCAGTTGCCGCTCTTTGTTCTTTCGTCAAAGATTCTGCTTTAGTTCTTGGTAAACATCTATCTGGCCGCTTTTTGTTCTTAGAAGTCCCACACGGACCTTTTATTGAGCCGTCTGTTCCAATCCGAACCCAATCTTGATCAAGCCATTTTTGTAACTCGCCCATCTATCGACCTTTGCGTTTACCGCCTTTTGCTTTTTTTGCGTAGTTAGGGTCCTTGCAATACTTGGAAGCCGCTAAATTCGCATAAGCAGAAGGATAAGTATCAAAAGTTCTTTTAGCCCACGCTTTTCCTTCAGGGCAAATTTTACTACCTTTTGATTTAGGGGAAACCTTTCCGCCTTTCCGCAAGTAAGTAACTTTTGGAGTTTTAGGCTTCGGCCCTATTTTTACTGTCCGTGACATTAAGCATGGAAACCAGTAATAGTGGTAAAAGTAGCTACTGTGTATTGAACATAAATCCCGTCGGTAAACAGAACGCCTTCTTCCGGAATATGCACATCTCGTGTAACAGTGGCACTAGCTACCGTCCCTAGCTTCATCACAGAAGTACCCGTAGGGGACGTAGTTAAGAAATCCAAAGTACCCGCTGTACCAGAATTAACAATGTAAGCACCTTTTAAACGAGACCTTCCTGCAAAGATAACGTCTGCCGATCCCGCAGCCATTCCAATAGAAACGTTAGCCGCAGGTTGCGCCGAAGCAGAAGCTGCCGTTATTGTTTTAAAATATTTACTGCCCGCATGAGCGGTAGCTGATCCGGTAAGCGTAATAACTTCTGTCTGGGAATCTCCGTTTACGTCCGTGCCCGTCAAAGTAACAGTTTTACCATTGTCCCCTGTCCCGGCTGTCGTACAGGTAATAATCCTTCCTGCGGCAAAAGTAGCTACTCCGCCATCAGTATCTGTGCCATCTATAGTAAAATCAGTATTAGGACGAGCGGCGGCTGCTACAGAAGCGGCGTCCACTGCATTTGTGTCGGCAGTAATGAAAACTGCTTGTACATCAGAACCTGCCATTGTTTATTCCTCTATTTCACCCCGTAAAACCAAAGCTTTACGGGCCGCACTTCCCACAGGGGGAAGTGCTTCCGTATTGACTGCTTTGGCTTTCGCTTTAGGTTTAGCTTTCGCTTTAGGTTTAGCTTTCTCTTTTGCAGCCATAGTTAATCACCTTAACGGTTTTGTGATGCAAATAAATAATCAATAGTCGCAGATTTAGTTCCAGTCGCAGAGCCTGAAAGCTCCATAGCACCAATAGTTAAATTCTCATCATCTGGAATATTAGCTGTGTGTGTAGCAACAAGATTTCTGTCTACAAAAAACTCAACTTTTGCGTCATCTGAGACATGAAAGCCTAAAGTGACGTAAGTATCGTCTGATATGTCTACACCAGAATCAGTAGTTGTTGCAGTACCGTCTTTCTCGGTAACACAGTCAATGTTAGTGTCCCCATCATCAACCTGAAAAACAATACGATCTGCTGCGGTAAGCATAGCTTCCGGATTCGTAGCAAAATTTACGGTAAGTCCAATACAAAGCTCGATAGCACTCCCTTCGGAGTCTCCAACTTTAACTTTAGTTTCAAACCAAATGTCTCTACCGGACTCTACAGCAAATATTTCATTGCCTTGAACCGAAGCGCCATCGTTATCCGTTGTTGCTTGATTT